TCTTGGCAACATCGCCCTCGAAGAACGAGTTGATCTTTCCCGCGTTGGTCGCGAGGATGTACTGCTGCAACGCCTTCGTCGCGGTCGCGAAGGTCCGCGCCGTGTACGGGATGGTCGGGAGTCTGGGTGTGTTGAACTGCGTCATGGAGTCCCCGCAAAGCTGCCACCAAAGACGAGAGTCCGGTTTTCGACCAGTCCCTCACGGATGATCTCGTACGAAAGACGGATGCTGATGGCCTGATCGTTGTACAAGTCGCGGCTGACAGAGGAGGACAGCACGCGGATGCGCGGCTCCCACTGAACCAACGCGTCAATGACGTACCGGCGACCAAGTGAGGCGAGCTGCTCGTCGTTGGGCTCAAACACCAACTCGGCCACGAGACTTCCGAACGTCGGCAGGAAGATCCGGGTTCCAAGAGGAGTCAGCAGGATGTTGACGATGCTCGACCAGATGACCTCGGCCGTGCTTTTGGGCTCGAAGTACCCGCGAGGCCGGTCGTTGAACGGCGCAGCGACGCCGGTGTACCGCGCCGACGAGTTGGCGGGTACGTTGAACTGCGCGAGGGTGACGCCGTTGAACTGCGACATGCTGTGGATTTTAGGGTCAGTCCGTCCGGAACCAAGAAAGGCCGTTTTCGATGAGATCGCCGCAGCTCGCGGCGTCGTCTTGCCGATCCACTGGGATTCCGTTGATGTGGAAAACCGAAGACTGCCCCGTCGTCACGGCGCCGGAGTGCTCGTCGTCTCCGTGGTTGGCGATAGGAGTTCCCCGCACCGAGATGAGATGTCCTCCCACCCGAACAAACGATTGCAGCGACGGCTGGATCAAACCGCCGCCCGCCGAAGAGACTCCAGAAACAGCGATAGGTTTCAGTGCCATGTTTACAGCTGGATGAAGTTGAAACTCAGGGCCTGGAATGTGCACACGCCGTTTATCATGCTCCAGTTTGCGTCGTCCGCGTTGACGCTGAAGGAGGGCGCAGAGAACGAGATGTCAACTGCTGCAGAGACGGTGACAAAGTCGCCGCCGTTGATGGAGATCGTTCTCGTCACGTCATCGAGAACAATCTGCTGGCCGCCTTTGGACTGGATCGTGATGCGGCTGTCGCTCTCGGTCATCTTCACGACGTGACCGCCCGAGGTCTTGAGCATCACGCCCCTCTGCCCGAGCCCAGTCGGAACTACCGGCGTCAGCGACTGCACGGTCCCGTTCGCGGTCGGCTGCGGCGGCTGCGGCAGCGGAACGTAGGTCGACGGACCGACAGCGTCGAGATCGGGCAGCGTGTCGTACGGCTTGAGAATCTTGATGCCAGTCTCTCCGGGATCCTCGTCCTGAAGCGAGAGCACGCTGCCGCCGGCGGTCTGGATGTGGATGCCTCGGCCGCCGTCCGATTCGCGCAGATGGATGGTGTGTGCAGCTGGAGCCGGAGACGACTCGTCATACGCGGTGGTGATCTTGATCTCGAACTGGCCCGGGTCGTCGCCCAGCTCAATGCGATGGCCGTGCCGAGTTTTCTGTACGTGTCGGCGCCGATGTCCTTTGTCCGCGAGCGACTCCTTTGGCGCCTCGGTGTTTCCGCTGGGGATGGCGTACCACGTCCCAAGCACAACGGGGAGGTGGTGGTCATTCCCTTCGAACATGACCCACACACCGTCGCCGTCGCGAAGATTTTCTACAGTCGCGCCCCGAAGTGGTGTGTAGACGCCGGCGTTGCTGCCGCCCCCGTCGGAGAACACCCGCTCCGCCCACGGTAGATGCGCGGTCGGAATGTTCCCATGCACATGAGGAACGCGGACCTGCACGCGTCCTCGGCGTTCCGGATCCGCGACGTTCTCGACCATGCCTCGGAAAATCCCCGAGTATGTGAGAAATCCACCCACCGCCTGCGGGTCTTTTGCCAAAAGATGTGCGAACAGAGAATTCATCTAAAGCCTCCACCCTGAGACGCGCCCTCCGTAGTCCTCGGTCCACCGCGATCACGGCCGAGGACTTTTGGCTTCGAAACCGTCGGGACAAGTTCGGGCGTCGGTGCGTTCTGCGTGGCGGGCGCGTCCCGCGGTGTCTGCGTGTCCGCTTCAGCGTTTTTCTCTTCTACCTGAAAAGTCAGGTAGAGCGTCGTCTGATATCCGGTCATGTCAATCTGATGGGTGAATCCGAGAACAGAGTAAAGGCCCGACATGTACGGGACCACGCTCGGCACTCCCGGTTCTTGGTCACCGTCGGGCTCGCTGTACCGACCCACCGTGTTCGTCGTCCCTCCTGCAATGACCTGAACGTCGATCGTCTCCAGCATCTCGACCCCGGGATCACCGACAATCGTTAGATCTGCCTGCGTCACCACGTTCCTCATCTGGTTCCACCGTGCCCGCTGTTTCTGGACGATCGTCTCAAAGTCCCGATCCGGAGAGTGGCGGTAGAAACGGGAGTTCGAATCGAGCGCGTTTCCGGCGATGTCCTGCTGCGAGTTGTCCGGTCCGGCGATGGTCCCTTGTCTGTATTCGACGTTCTGTGAGCCTTTAGGATCTGACCCGTCGACTCCCGCCACTACGCCGTCGCCGCCAAGCAGATTCGCCACCCACGCTTCTTGCCGGGGCTGGAACGACAACACCTGGTGCGAAGAACCGCGACCGACGTCGTATCTCCTCTTGACCTCGGCCTTCTTGTTGAACACGGACCACCGGAACACACCAGGGGCGGCCTCGTAGCAGTAGACCGCACCCGGCACGTTGCGATTCAGAGGGACCGCGTGAGGAACGAGAAATTCTCGGATGAATCCGTACGCGGTTCCTCCCGCAGGGAGGATCATCGCGGGTTGTCCGTTGTTTCGGACTGGCTCACACGCCGCGTCGGGATCGATCTCTAGGCGCGGTCCAGTGGTCTTAGTTCGTGTGGCGGTGTCGCGGATCTCTTGCGCGGTGGGAGACACGGTCTTTTCGCGCAGCGCGCGGAGTTCGTCTGCGGACTTGTTTCCGACGATCGTCGCGTAGTCCATCTCGATCAAGAACTTAGCGACTTGCTCAGGAGGAACGCCTTCCGGAATCGACACGGCGAACGGGAGCCTCGCCGTCCGTATCGGCATGCTCAGCTGCGGCATCGCTTGCACGACGAGCCGCATGCCGCCCGGGACCACCGTAGACTGAATACCGACAATAGTTGTTTCGTACGTCGGGCTGTACTTGGATCCCGATGTCCCGTCGACCTGCCACCCGTACCGCACGTACAGGCTGTACTGACCTGTGCTGGTTCGTGCAGCGGAGAAAAACGAGAGAAGACGATCAAACTCGGGGTCGAACAACTGAATCGTGAAGAACAGCTCTTTAGCCCACGTGAGATAGTTGAAACGAAACGACTCCAGATGATCGTGCATCGGGAAGACCTTGAAGTCGTTCTTCGTCCGCCCGATGAAACCGAACTGTCCGGGCCGCACATACACGATGGGGACCGGCGTCTGGATCTCCATGTCCGGGACGGGTGCGTAGTTCCCAGTTGTCAGACTCCCGTCGCCGTTGGTAACCAGCGATCCCGCCGGCGCGATCGCCAACAAGACCTGCGCCATCTTGTAGGAGTCGGACGAAGTTGGCGCGTTGGACTGTGTCACGCGGGCGACGCCTGAGTGTATCGATCGCAGACAACCTGACGGGGAATCTTCATAAACTCACCGACGACCATGTCACGAATCGGATTCCGATACGCGTTTGCGTGCGCGATCATCCACCAGTACGCGGACGTACCGTAGACCTCGTGCGACACACGATCGAGTCGTCCCACGTCGATCTCTCGAATCTGCCAGAGTGTGTATCCCTGATCCTGTGCGATCCGACGGTCCGAGACCCACAGCCCCCACTCGTACTCGGTGGGTCCGGTCTGCACCAGCGGCGTCTGCTTGTACCGCGAGGTGGTTTCGATCTGGAGCCCTGCGGAGGACGCGAACTGTGACATTTCAACTGCCCGTCCTTTTCACAGGTTTGCCGGGTTGGTCGAGTGCCCGATTGGACGCACCCACTCGCCGGCCTTGGGAATCAGATCCGACGCCTGCAACGGCGCCACGTTCGAGCAGGTGAATTCGAGCTGCACTTCGGTGATGAGCGGGTACTCGTTCTCGAACGCTGAGTCCGGCCCGCCGACGAACGCCGGTCCGTGGCTTACCTCACAGGCGGTCACGACCCCCCGCTCGGCCAGGATGGAACCGAACACCAGCAAGCAGAGCGGAGGCGGATAGGACCGACCGTTCTCGTACGTCGGATACTGGAGCGACTGCAACCAGCGAGCGCACCGCAGTGCGGTGTCGAAGTGCCCGTCGTCGTACGCCTCAATCGACGCGACGAACGACAAGTTGAGCTGGATTTTCCGGTTTTCGCCGCCCGCGTACGTGAGGTAGTTCTCGGAGCGGCCGAGAATCGGGGTCTGCTCCCAGCGCGGCGGCGCCGACTCGGTGATGCGCGGCTCGATCGCCTGAAATCGCAGAACCTTCTCTGCGTACTTGCGAGCGACCACGGCTGGCGTGTGCTGGTGAATGCGGATGCTGGCGTTTTGGTCCGCGTACGAAGACGATGGACGCAGACCGCCCGGAATCGCAGCTGTGTCCGTTGGCGGTGTGGTGTTGCCCTTGTACAGACTGGCGTTCAACACCGATGCCAGCAGGATTTGCGTAGATACTTGGCTCACGTGGTCACCCCGCGATGTGCGGCATGAGTGGCTGCCTCATGCTCATAGCCTGATAGATGAGACGCAGGAGTTGGTTTGTCTCTTCGGCGGGGTCTGTGCGAAGACGCACAAACTGACCGGCTTCTCGCAGATCGGCTAGAGGAATGCCAAGTTCCTGATCCACCATGTTGAGGTCGGACGGCGGCTGATTTACTTGGTTTCGCAGATATTGCTGATGCTTTCCAGCAGCATGCTTGTCTGGTCCAAATTGCGTGTACGTTCCTTTTGGAACGTATGGCACCAAGCCTTGCAGAGCCAGTGCGTTATACAAATGATCCAATCCGAACGGAAGTTCAGCGGACGCGTTGTCAAAATCACCCTTGAAGAATTTCTGCACTTGGCCGGACGCCCACCAGATACTCAGTCCAGCGACGAGACCCGAAGCCACCACGCCCGCGAGACCCGCGACAGCTGCTCCGGCAGCGCCCGCGCCAGCCGCTCCGGCAGCGCCCGCGCCAGCCGCTCCGGCAGCGCCCGCGCCAGCCGCTCCAATGGCGGCACCGCCAGCACCAGCCACGGCGCCTATACCCAGAAACGCTCCAATGCCAGCGGCGACCTTAAGGACCTCAGATGCGACGTTGCCGATCTTGGTCAGAAGCGCGATACCGCCTTCAGCCATTGTCGCCGACCCACCAGGCAGCCCAAAGTTGGCCGCGTTCGCAATCGTGTTGTCGGTTTTCGTAGCAAGGGAGATGGTGCTGTCGACCGCTCCCTTGTACGACCCACTCGCCACCTCGGCGACGTTTCTACCGCGCGTCCGAAGCTCCGGAGACATGGCGATCGAAATTGCATCGCGGGCACTGATGCCTGTTCCGGCGAGCTGGCTCTCCATCAACATGCCAAACGCAGCAGCGCTGACGGGATCTCTGAGATTGTACCGCTTTGCCTGAGACTGGATAGCCGTAACAAGCCCTTCACCAATCGAGCCAAAGTTTCCGGAGTTGATGGCGCTGTTCAAGTCACCAATTGACATGCGAACGCCGCCAAGATTCATCACATTCGAGAGTCCGGCCATTGCCTGAATCCCGGACATCGGATCGGTCAACGCGCCGAAAATCTGCGTAGCGTCGACGTCGATGCCTGCGCTGTCGAACGCGGCCTGCATGGCAGCCGCCTGCTTTGCGGCACCAGTGGCTTTGTCTCCGAACAGCCCACGAGACCGCGTGATTGATCCAATGTTGGACACGATCCCTGCGAGCGTCGCGCCAGCCATTCCGGAAGCGCGCCCCATCAAGATCAGATCCTGCGTTGCCTTGTCAAGCGCGCGGCTGTTGAGGCGGTACTTCTTGATGAGCGGATCAATCTGCCCGAGGAGATCCTCGATGCCAATGCCGAACACTTTTGCACTTGCGGCGGTCGCGGCCACCTCGGGCGAGATGTTGGCGATTTGCGCAGGCGTGAGTCCGCGCCCATATGACGCAGCCCCGGCTACCACTGCTTGCATGTCCGGCGTAGCAAACCGAGTTTCGGTGGCACCTGCGAGCCCGACCTGCTCGTCAAACACGTTTCGTGCAGTTTGCTTTCCTAGGCGACCCTGAATCGCCGAGAACGCATTCTGATTTACTTGGCTAGCGAGCCGCTGCGTCAGCGCCGGAATTGCCTCTGCGAGAAGCGCGTACCCCGCCGATTTCTTAAGGTTCTTGATGGTGTCATTCAGCGACCCGCCGCCTGCGCCGCCACCGCCACCAGCTCCGCCGCCTGCGCCGCCGACAGCCTTCGTTGCCGCTTTTGAAGTCTTCGTCAGCTTGTCGAGTGCCGGGATAAGACCTTTGCTGATCTCGTCTTTGATTTGCTTTGCCTTTTTGCTCGGCACGTTCAAGAGCGTGACCAACATACCGCTGATGGTGTCCGCACCTTGCGTGGCGGTCATCTTTCCAGACTCGATGGACTGCATCGACTTAGTCATCTGCCGAAGCGTCTTTCCGCCTCGACCCGCCGTAAGACCGAGCGTCCACGGATTGCGCGAAGTGAACGCCTTGGAAAGTCGGTTGATCTCGGCTTGATTCGTAAGGCCGCTTCCCGGACCAAAAACCTTCCGCTGTGCACCTGCTGCGATCGTTCCGAAGATCTGAGCCATCGCGTCGGCCTGAGACCGCCCACGCATTCCGAGCGCGCCGGCGACATACGGCGACGACGCGCCGTATCGAGGCCGGGAATTCGATCCGGCCGCTGGACCAGTCGGTCCGCCGGTGAACGCGGCGGCACCGGTCGTCATCGCGGTCGCCGTCTGCGCGAACGAACGCGTCAGCCTCTTGTTGAGGCGGATCACGCTGTTCACCAGTTTCTGATACTCGGCCCCCATCGCCTTCAGCTGCTGGGGAACATTCGTGTTCATCCCGAGCATGAATCCGGCACTGGATGCAGGCCCGTTGGGTGGCACGAATCATCTCCTGCGCTGCTGTTGCGCCTTCTTGAAAGCCTCTTCCTGCGCCTTCTTCTCGTCCATCAGTTTCTTGTACAGCCTCTGGACGTTCCATCGGCGCTCGGACGAAGGAAGGCGCATCGCGGTCTCGTAATCGTATCCGGTGGCGTTCGTCGCCAGAAAGAACGCCTGCTCGTACACATCCGCCGCGATTTCATGCGGCTTTCCCTCAACCGTCGGTTGGACGAAGAAACCCCGGCGTGAGCACGATCGGCACACGCACCTCCTCGCTGCAAGCCTTGCACGGCACGGACACAAAGTTGTCGATGCCCACGTCGTGCTTGCCGTAGACCTGATCGATCAGGATAGTGTCCTTTGCCGGCAGGCCAAGGTACATGTTGGCGACCGTCTGCATCTGCGCGGGGTTGCGATAGTCAAACGGGATCAAGTTGGCGCCCGGCGACGGCTGGTACTTGGCGATCGCGAGCAGGCTCCGGAGGAACGTCCCCACGTCGATGCCGTAGCTGAAGATCAGCGGCGGAACGAACTTCGATGCGGTGCCCTTCTTGATCTCGCCAATGACGAAGTCCTCGTCCTCGCCGGTCAGGATCCGCAGCCGCAGCTCGGCGCCGTTCGACAACGTGCACGCGATTCCTTCGTCGGGATCAAACGTGTACGTGCGGACGATGTTGCCCTGCGCGTCCTTCTCGACCCGGGGCATCTCCTCGACGCTCATGTTCCCGAGGTCGATGCTGGCCTCGAACTTGGCTTCGCAGTTGGGACAAATCGACGAGAGCCGGTACTCGCTGCCGAACGAGAAACGGCGGATCGCGAACAGCAGGATCAGGCGGTCGGTGGCGGTCAGGTGCTTGTGCGTGACGCCGGTCTTGGGGAAGGTCGTGCACGACGCCACGACGCGGGCGATCTTGGCCTGGTCGTTCAGCGTCTGCGAGTTGACGATCAGCTCTTCAAGGCCGGTCATCTGCCGAATGTACACGAGGCCGCCGGGAAGAAGCTGCTTGCCTCCCTTGGCGTACGGGATACCGCCGGACGGCAAACGAAACTCCTGCACCTGGTTGACCGGCATCGGCGGGAAGTTCTCGTTGAGAATCGCGTAGCCGCTCTGCTGCGGAATCGAAGGAAGCCCCGGCTCCTGTGGTGAGAGCGGTGGCTCGGAGCCGGGGCTCGTGGCGGTGCGGTTCTTCTTTCCGACGACGGTGGTGGGTTCGGCGGGCGGGAACGGAGCGGTGTTGAGCGGCTGAGCCATGTGCGATTCCTTCCATGTGTGGAGGCTTTGGAGAGCGAAATTTCAACCGGCCGTCCTTTTTAGGACGGATTTCGGTCGGAGAGATCAGAGAATCTGTTCGGCGGCGCCGAGGACGGCGTTGAACGCGGTGTCGAAGCTCAGGTTGCCGAGCGGGTACAGGTGCGGGTAGCCCCAGCCGGTCGACTGGATCGGGAAGAACTTGTCGACCTGGAGAGTCATGTTGATCGTGTGCGCGTCACCGTTCTGATAGTCGATGCCGCCGGGCATGAAGTCGCTCGGCCAGACGCCCTGCAACTGGTACCGGCGGTCGTACTGACCGTTGGGTCCGAGCAGGATGATCTCGCCCATCTTCTTGTAGTTCCGGGCGAGGCCGACGCGCTCGTTGATCGGATCGAGAACGGCGTGGCGCCAGTTCTGGAGCGTCGCGGCGACCGGCTGGTCGACGTAATCGGTCACCTCGAAGGACATCGGATCGAGCTGCTTGTTGCTCGCAAACTTACGGTCCGCGTTGAGGAACGAGATGGTGTGCACGGCGCTCGACTGCATCGGGAACTGGAAGTTCCGGATCGCCAACGAGATCACGTTCGCCAGCGGGCCGCGGGTGGCGGCGGCGCCGAAGATTTCGAGCCCGTAGATCAGCAGCAGTCCGTTGTTCGCGGTCTGCGGCTGAAATGAACCAGCAGAGCCACCGGCGGCAATGTGGTTGGCGTTCATAAACAGATCGCTGAGGGACATGTTGCTTCTCCGAGAAGGCCGTGACTGCCGTGCTTACGAGACGTCGAACGACGCTCCCGAGGACAGGAGGGTGAAGTCGATCGTGACGGTCTCCACCGCACCCATCGGGATGTAGAGGATCCGTCCGTTGAGATTGCTCTGATCCTCGTCGAGTGCTGTGTTGTTCGACGAGTCGCAGATGACGCGGAAGTCCTTGACGCCGCGAGCGTTCTTCATGGATTCGAGCAGCGGGGTGACGAGACTCTTGAACTCGCCGCGGGTGATGTCGTCGTTCGCATCGAACGGGATGACCTCGCTCGCGGACGCGACCGCCTTCTCGATGAAGAGCAGACCGCGACGGGTGTGGAGCCGATCCAGCTTGGTCGCGCGCCGCTGCGTGGTGCGGTCGCCGTACACGGTGGGACCGGTCTGCTTGAAGTTGACGATGACGTTGATGACGTTGCCGCCGGAGTACAGGCTCTCCAATGCGCCGAGCGGCGGGGTCGGTGACTCAAGGCCCAGAGCGAGATCGAGCACGCCGCGCTTCTGACCAGCGGCGGCGAACCACGGAGCTGCCACGAGGTCGTTGTGCGCGAACTGCGCGGGCATGAACACGCTGGGCGGGTAGAGGACGAACTGCTTGTTGTACGCGTCGTAGCCCTGGATCCAAGGCCAGAAGATCGCCGCGTAGGACGAGTTGGGCTTGTACCCGAGAAGCGACCACGCACCGGCCTGGTTGTGCCAGTCGATCGCCTGTGAGTACGACAGACCGCTGGGGGTGTCGATGATGCAGAAGCAGTCGGCACGGGTCTCGCATAGATTGACCATCGCGGCCAGAGCGGCGTTCGAGGTCACGCCCGGCAGCGCGATCAGGTTGACGTCGACCGTCTGCGGGTTTGCGAGAGCCTGCAACGCGGTCGAGCCGTAGGTCGGATCAACCTGCGTTCCGACGTACGCAGCCGCGTAATCCGCGGAGGTGCCGCCAGCGGTGTTGGTCGCCGAGTTGCCGCCCGCGAACGTGAACGAGACGCCGCCGGCCACGGCCTGCGCCGTGGTGCAGATCTCGGTTGTGATGTCGTCGGCGGTCGCGGGGAAAGCGCCGGTGTCCCCGAAGACGGGGGTCGGAATCGTGATGTAGGTGCTGCCGGGGAAAGCGTTGCGGACGCCTTTGTTGATGGCGTCGGGGAGCCAGTATGCGCTGTACTGGTTCAGGAATGTGCTGTTGTTCAGCAGCATGACCCGCTGGAAGGTCTCCACCTTCCCGAGGGTCCCGGCAGCATCGAGCGGGGCAAAGACGTCCACGCGGTACACCGTTTCGGCCGGAGCGGCGACGCCGCCGGTGACGAGGCTGGCCAGTGCTGGAGAGCCGCCGGTGAGACCGCCGAGGGTGGCCGAGAGAGACTGCGCAGACTGCCCGAGCACGTTCACGAACGTGATGGTGTATACGGCGCCAACGGCGGTGACCGTGACGTTACCGGTGCCGATGCCCGCAAGCCCTTCGAGGGTGGACTGGATGGTGGACGCCGTCGCGTTGTACGCGATGTTGCCGGTGGTCTGGGCTCCGCCCACCGGGGGCGTGTACGTCAGCGTGTAGTTGCCGCTGGCGACACTGGTGAGCGTGAGCGTGTACCGAGCGTTGGTGTTTCGACCGCCGATCTTGACGAACCGGAGCTGCACGCCGTTGCCCCACTCGCCGGGAGTGAGGGCCTTGGCCTGAATCGCGTTGGTGTTCGCGCTGCCGAACTGAATGGCGCCGGCGTTACCGGGTGCGATGGTCGCGGCCGT